GGTAACATCAAACTGTAGTGGAGATAAGTTGATTGGATATAAGTCTACAAATTGGATCCTTCTGTTAGGATTTTGTGCACTAGTTAAAATCACCAGCGTTCCATCACTAAATACACCCTTCATTACATTACCCATCTTACCTGTACCAGATGTTGTTCTGTTTCCAGTCTCATTTAATGACTTATATTGTTTGATATCCTCTGGTGTTCCAAGACCAGTCATCCAATTGTAAATTTCAAGATAGTTTACCATATCTTCATCTACTCTAAACCTTATATCTAATGGAGCATATGTTAGCTTTGTTCCAGCTAAAGGTATTCTCACTAAAGGATTGGGTATTTCTGTTTCTTGTAATTGTACAGAAGGTAAAGATGCACTTTGACAGTAATAGTTTACTATAGGTAGTTTATCTATAATAAATCTAAAACCTAAAGGTGATAAGAAGTTTTGATTCTCTGGTTGTTTATCAAATGCGCTCATAATACTATTTATCTGTTTTTATGGCAAAAAAAAAGGGGACCGAAGTCCCCTTTCTTAGTTCGAAGTGTAATCGAAATTACATTAAGTTATTAACGATCACGAATCTATAGTAGATATTCTTCT